CCCGCCCCCGGCGACGTGCCACCCCCCCCCGGGGGGCCCGGCAACCCCGGCGGCCCCCCACCAACACCCCACACGAGCACATGAACACCGAAACCACCATCATCGGCATCGCCCTCAGCGGCGACCGCAACGCCCTCATCGACCTCGACAACATCCACCCCCACCACTTCGCAGACACCCGCAACGCCGCCATCTGGCGGCTCGTCGAGGACTACAAGCAGAAGAACCCAGGCCAAGGACTCACCCCAGACCTCCTCCTCGACAAACTCCCCAGCGTCACCACAGCCCACGTCACCCCCGACTACCTCCTCGACACCATGAACGGCGTCCACGGAGGCCACATCAGCCTCGCAGGCGTCCACGCCAACAAGCTCATCGACGACACCGCACGCCGCCACCTCCACGACGCCTGCACCAGGGGCCTCCAAATCATCGAAGCCGGCGGAGACCCCAGCGACGCAGAAGCATCCATCAGGGAGCTCCTCAATCAAGTCAGCACCGGCAGCACCACCCTCGTCAACAACGACACCTGCCTCACCCAAATCACCGACTTCACCACCAAGGCCACCCCCTTCACCCCCACCCCCTGGCCCGATCTCAACCAGATCATCGGAGGCTGGAAACCAGGCGGCCTCTACGTCCTCGCCGCACGCCCGGGCGTGGGCAAAACCCCCGCCGCCCTCCAGGCCGCCACACAGCTCGCAGACACAGGCCACGTCTACTTCGCCAGCCTCGAAATGGGCGGCCGCGAACTCTGGTCACGCATCATGGCCAACATCGCCAACGTCCCCGGCGACGCAGTAACCCGCCGACGCCACCCCACACCCGACGAACAAGCCCGCATGACCGCAGCAGCCCCCCACCTCCGCCAACTCCCCATCCACTTCGACGACCGAGCCAACCTCACCATCGGAGACTTCGTATCCACCACACGCCTCCTCCATAGGCAGCACGGCCTCACCGCCGCCTTCATCGACTACATCGGCCTCATCAACGCCGCCCCAGGCGACCGTAGAGCCCGATGGGAACTCATCGGCGAATACACCAGGACCCTCAAGAACCTCGCCAAAGACCTCCAAATCCCCATCTTCGCTATCGCCCAGCTCGGACGCGCCGCAGAACAGTCCCCCGGCGGCGAACTCCAGCTCTCCCACCTCAGGGAGTCCGGCAACATCGAACAGGACGCCAACGTCGTCCTCCTCCTCTCCTGCCCCCACGAAAACGGAGTCACCGACTGGACCCGCGCCGACATCCACGTCGCCAAAAACAGGGAAGGACGCACCGGCCACGTCCTCCTCGAGAGGGAAGGCGACTACTCCAGACTGAACCACCTCGGCTGGACCCCCAGCAGGCCTTGACAGCCCTGCCCAACCCTGTCTACACTCAAGTCATCAGCACAACCGAAAGGAACATCTAATGGCCGCCGAACCCGTCTACACCCACCACCCAGACATGATCACCCTCCGCCAAGCCGAAGCACTCACCGGCACCAACTACCAAACCATCCACGACGCCGCCATGCAGGGCCACATCAAATGCGGCCGATACGACGTAGTACCCACCTTCCGCGTCAGCCAACGCGACACCATCAAATGGGCGCAGGAGAAGACATGCTGACCAACCTCCTCAAAGCCGCCTACGCCCGCCTCATCTCCCACTACATGCGCATCCACCCGCAAGCCGCCTACCATCTCATCAACACCACACTCAACTACGGCAGACTCCCAATCCCAGGCAAAACCGGAGGCATCTACCGATCCCTCACCATCAGGCGACACCAAACCACCCTCATCATCCGCCGCGAGCGCCACGGCTGCACCATCATGACCTGGGGGCCGAGATGCGTAGTAGTACAAGGCTCCTACAGTACAGCAGACTTCGCGGACATCATCACCAGAACGCGAGGCATCCTCAACAGGCAACGAATCCTCGACATGGACTGGCGAGCGATCGCGTAAGCGCCACGCCCACAGGAAGGCCCCTCAGAGCCCCACAGACAGGCTTTGAGGGGCCAACCTCACTTCCCAAACCTGCACGCAATCCGAGCGCCTAAGACGCGTAGCGGTCGGTCTTTGGGGGTGGGGGGGTTATCCCCTGGGGTTATTGGGAAAGGTTTTTGTGTCGCTGGTTATTTCGTTGTCGTGATTTTTGGTGTTTGTGCTGGTCAGGGCGTTGGTTGTGGTTCGCTTGGTCTTGTGTTTGTGTGGTTGTGTGGTTGTGTGTTAGTTGTGTGCGCGCGTGTGTGTGTTGGTGGTTGTGTGTGTACGTGTGTTCGATGGTGTAGGTCACGTGTCGTGTTGTGGGTTGTGGGTTGACGTGGCTGTGTTCGTGTGGCGTATGGTTTGGGTCATCAGCAACACGGCCCCGACGGTGGGGTGAATCGAAAGGACATGTGAGATGAGCAAGAGCGTGATGCGCATGGTGGTGGCCCTGGTGCTTGGGGTTATGGGCCTGGTGGGTTGTGTGCCCGCCTATGCGGCTGAGGGCACTGCCCCTGCTGGCGGGTGGGTGCTCGCCAGTACTGGTGCCCCCGTCGACGTGTCTGAGACTCCCGCCTGCGAGTCGGAGGATCAGGAGTACGGTCCGTGCTTGTGGGACGCCCGCACCATGGGGAATGGGCGGGGGCGTTCGTTCATCGTTGAGGAGGACGGCAGCGTCTCGTATCTGAGGTGGCGTGACGCCCGCGAGGTCGCGTTCCCGGGATGGCTGTGGGTAGGCACTGTTGAGGCCGCTGACGTGACTGGCCTGCCCGCATGTGCGGACGTGAACGGTGAGGTGACCTGCCAGCGGGATGGCCGGTACGTGCTCGAGGTGAACACTCGCGCGTGCACGCAGACCATCACCACCACTGCGGGTGACAGGTACGTGCCCGGGCCGGCTGTCGCTAAGGCCCTCAGTGAGAGCTGCTCTAAGCCCGCGGTTAAGGGGCACAGTGATGAGGCAGGACTCTCAGGTGCACGCAGTAGTGTCTCTACGGAGGTTGTGCACTCGCCTGCGGCGAGCGCGGTTGTGGATGAGCCTGTGGTTACGTCGACCTCTCCTAGTGGCGACAAGGTTGTGGGTCCTGTGGATTCTGGTGTCAAAGACAACTATGACCGCGAGATTCTGGTGGTGGCTGCTGTGGTGACTTTGGGTGGGCTTGCGTTGGCTGTGTGGGCTGAGCGTCGAGCCACTCGGCGTAGGGCGAGCCGCTTCGGCTCGAGGTGAGTGGCCCTCTCTCCTAGCGCCCCCGGTTCCGCTTCGGCGGGCCGGGGGTTTTGCTTTGTCTTCCTGTGGCGGCGTTGTGAGGGCCGCTGGGGTGCTTTCGTGGCGTGAGTGGTGTCCGTGTGTGGGTGGGGTGCTGCGAGGCGCGCAGGTTGGCTCCTGTGGTCTCTCGTGCATGTAGGTGTGTGTGTGTTGGGTGGTGGTGCGGCATTGTCGAACAGGCGTTCGATGATGTAGGTCACGCAAATTGGTGCCCATTCCGGCTTGACTCATCTTGTCTGGGTGTGTGTATAGTTAAGCCATCAGCACGGGGCAGTCAGCCCCAACAGAAAGGATCACAGCAATGAGCACCAACGACTACATCGCAGACGTCACCGCCAACCTGACCGAGTGGGGTATCGACTACCGCGAGACCACTGAGGGCATCAGCGTCGGCAACATTCACCTCGAGGTCGCTGAGGGCGGCTACCGATCTGCCGGCACTATCCTGGACGGCACTGAGGTGGTTGCCATCACCAGTGACGCAGACAAGGCGGCCGCCCTCCTGGCCTTTCCGCTGGCCCGCCGCGCATGGGAGCTCGGGTACACCGGGGACTTTGATGCCGACGTGTTCGTCGGTGAGGTTGAGATGACTCTCTCCTACGGGAGTAGCGACCTCACCATCTCGGCTGGGGTTAATGAGTCTGACCGGTTCACTGTCACGGAGCATGATCTGCTTCGTCAGGCCGTCGCCATGAGTGACCTTGAGGCCGTCCTCGCATCAACCGAGCTCGCCTACAGTGACCCGCGTGAGGCGTGGCAGGTTCTCTGCGGTGCCAGCGACTTTGAGTTGGACCACTGGGAGAGCATCGTCGAATTCTTCGATGAGGATACGCACATTGTTCACTGCGCCCGACTCACCAAGGTTGAGTCCCGCCTCGCCGAGCAAATCGCCATTGTTGACGACTGGCAGACGGATAACCCCGTAAACGTCATTGACGTTCAGACTGCCGAGGACACTGCGCACTGGGCAATGTCTGACGTGGCCGCCGCGGTCCTGTACGCAATCTCCTGACGTCAGCCAGGTAGCCCGAATGGTTGTAGCGGGGGTTCGATTCCCCCGCCGGGCGCGACATTCACCCATCCACACAAAGGAGACTCATCATGACAGCTACTGATGACCGCCTCGCGCAGGCACTCGAGTCGGCGATGGAGCACCTTGAGTTCATGTTGGACGCCGCATCCATCGACTTCGACATCCTCAACTCACCTAACATCAACCAGTACATCATTGCCTTCGCAGAGGGGGAGCGTCGCGCCTACGCCACCGCCGAACTCTCGTGGGACGATAATCCCATCGTTTTCGTAGATATCTACAGTGTGGACGCCGATGGTGGTGAGCGCTGGGTGTGCGGTGACATGAGTATCGACGCAGCCGTTCTCTACATTGCCGACGCCTGAACACTCGCGGCACGAGAGGACTAATGACATGAGCACTGTAGCTGAGCGCGTGCGCCTAGCATTCAATGCGGCCACGGGAGAGAGCAAGCCTGCGTCGCCCAGCTGGGAGGCCGCCAACCCGAACCACTACCTGGGGGTGCGGAACATTCCGGGGGTGCGGCGCCGCGAAGCGGTAGCCCAAGTAACGGCATTGGATTCACTGGGCATCAAGTATCTGGCCGTGAGGCGCCAGGACTGGACCAGTGTCGACGCGATGACTCACCTATTACGCGATGCTGAACGGCGAGCGAAGGCGCTTGCAGCGCTGGCTGGCATGCTCGGCTCAAGCGGCTGGCACGTTTACCCCATCCGGGAGCCGCTAACCCATGGCGGCCTGGTCGCCACCAAGGATGGGAATCGGGTCCAGGTGTACTCAAGCGGCGAGGTTCGTGGGCATGATGACGTTGCGGTCCGGTTCGCTAGGGATGCATTCGAGGTTGCACTCGAGAGGACACAAGCCAACTAGTCGGGATGGCTGGCCGCGCAGTGTCGCGGCCGCCCCACCTCGCCTAGAGGAATCGCGCAGCAGAAACACGGTCCGCCGTTGAATAACGCTTGCGCACGTTGGTTGAGAACTACACAGAGATTAGGCCATAGGTGGCAGGCACCGCACGCACGGCACCGCCTCGCGTAGTCGATACAGTCTGCCCGCCTATGAGTCACCTAGACCGCCCTACTGTCTGATACCTACCGACAGAGGTTTGCTGTGATCCGAATTGGTCTAGGTGGCCCATAGGTGACCCACAAGGCGTGGGACCTAGAAAGGGAGCATCATGGATTACTACGTGAACAGCGTCGATCAGTTGAATGAGGCGATCGACGACGGCGCAGATTTCGCAGACTACATCCACCTACAGGACGGCACGGACCTTACCGGCGTGAACGTGCCCCGGGAGCTGGATTTCCGTATCGTCAAAGGAGGCCACGTCACTGTTGATTCATCCCTGCCTGCATGGTTCGTTTTCGAGTATGATTGTTCGCTCACGGTAATCTGGGATGGGGTGTATGCTCTCAGTTTCGGCGAGCCGTACAGCGACGTGAGCGCTTCGGTGCGGCTGGTCGGATGGCCGGAGGATGGTGGTGAGTTGCACGCCTTAAGGGAGATACTCGAGCGCTACGGCGTCACTGTTCTGGTCGGGGAGGATGACGCCCGCCGCCCCTGCGAGCGCGTCGCCCTCAGTGACATTCAGGTGTCTGGTCCGCCTCACTATGTCTGGCTAGGTGAGGCGCTGGTCGCTAACGGGGCGCCGGAGAACACGAAGGACCTGCAGTCCTGGGACTTGCTTGACGCCTTCTTCCCCGACAACCCGCATCTATGGAACGTTGGGAAGTACCTCACCAGATTCGGGCGCAAGGGAGACGCGAGCAAGCGTCTCGAGGACTTACGCAAGGCCGCCACCTACCTCGAGCGGGCCATCAAGGCGGAGGAGAACCGTGCCAGCTAACGCGCCGCTAGAGCACCGACTCATCACGCACGCTGACATGCGGCGCATGGCCGACGGCGCCACGGTCTACGATGACCTCAACCAAGCATGGGTTAAGCGTGGCCCGTGGTGGCACCTGGACGACGGCGACACACGCCTACTCGGCACAGAACTCAAGCGCCTATCAGCGTGGCTGTACGTGCTCGAGCCATTCAACCCTGCCCGATACATCTGGCAGCACTAACCCCACACACGGAAGGAACACTCACCATGACCACGCACATCGACGCCACGGACGTAGCCCACCAGCTGGCCAGCATGTGGCCCCATGCCCGAATGCACGTAGCACCTACTCCCATGGGGTACACGGTGGTGCTTGGCGCTACAGCGGCCGAGCTCGCCCCGGACTGGTGGACCGTGCGCAAGCCCGGCCAGCCGGATCGGTATTGGGGGTACGTCGAATGCGATGAGGTCGTCATCGCGGACACGCTAGCTGAGGCGAACGCCCATAACCATCATGACTCCGTGCGGGGTCGCGTTACCGCGTTCGATCAGCGCTTGAAGGTGCGGCGCGTCGGGGACGTGTACAGCATCACCACGGCGGAATCGGAGACCATCATCATTGCTCCGGTCGGGGGCAGGATCGCCGTGACCGCCGGCGGTGTGACCCATTGTGTTGCGACGATGGGGAACGCGATCATGGCCGTTGGGTCTCTGGTGGCTTCCACGAAGTAGCTTCCAGAATAGGGGCCTCCCAAGAGAATAGGGGCCTCCCAGCGGAACAGGGGGTTCCCAAAAGAATAGGGGCCTCCCAGGAAAGGAACACAGATGGCAGAACAGGTAACAGTCCACCAGGTACTAAGTAAGGTCATGGGGGACGTTCAGGCGGTCAAGAAGGACAGCAAGAACCAGGCCCAGCGATTCAACTTCCGTGGCATCGACGCGGTAATGAACGCGGTAGGGCCCGCACTACGCAAGCACGGAGTGACCATCCTCCCCGAGGATGTGGAAGTCCACCGCAGCAACGGAACCACAGCAAGCGGAAAGCAGACAGCCGAGGTGGTCGTCAAGGTCACCTACCGGGTCTACGGCCCAGCTGGGGACAGCATCCACGGGAAGGTCGCGGCCGAGGCAATGGACTTCGGTGACAAGGCGATCGCCAAGGCGATGAGTGTCGCCTACCGGACGTTCCTCCTGCAGGCGCTCACCATTCCCACGGATGAGCCTGACCCGGACAGTGAGTCCTACGAGAGGGGGGTTCCCAGCGGAACAGGGGTCTCCCAGGAGAGTAGGGCCTCCCGGCGGAATACCCCCCTCCCAGCGGAACAGGGGGTTCCCAAGAGAACAGCCGCCGAACAGTGCAGAGCGATACTTGACGGTTTCTGCTCCATCCACCAGCTGGACGGCGACAAGGTCCGTGAGGAGTACTTCGCGGCCGGAGGCAAGGACAACCCTGACATGCTCAGGGCGTGGCTGGCACAGAACTACGGGGCAGGGAAGGTCCGATGAGCAAAGAGAACGCACTCCGCAAGGCGGCCATCGCGGCACACGTCGCCAAGGTGGCCTCCCAGGAGAAGAAGAAGGCCCTCAAAGAGCTCGAGGAGTACATGGCGCCGGGTGACACATCCAAGCCGATGATCGACGGCCTGCAGGTGGGGACGGTGAGCGTAAGTGCACCGCAGCCCCGATACCAGGTGGTAGACGAGAAGGCCCTCGTGGCCTGGCTCGAGTGGAACAAGCCCGACGCCGTGCACAAGGTGCCCGCCCCATGGTTTGTGGCAGCGGCAGCCCTGGATGGGTTCATCAAGCAGACCGGGGAGGTCCCCGATGGTGTTGAGGTCGTCCAGGGTGACCCGCGCATCTCGGTGCGCATCTCAACATCCCAGGAGGAAGCCATCCGGGAGCTCATCTCCACTGGGGACATCAGCATCCTCGAGATCGAGTCCGGAGATGCATAGAAAGGGGGCCCCCAAGAAAACAGGCCCCTCCCAGGAAACAAGGGAGCTCGTGTACGAGAGAGATGGTTACCGGTGTGCCCGCTGCGGCAGGCACGCCGGTAACGGCCCCATGAGCATCCAGCATCGGAGGGCCCGAGGCATGGGTGGCACGCGCCAGCCGAACACGAACAGCCCCAGCAACCTCATCCTCCTCTGCGGGGATGGAGTGCGAGGCTGTCACGGTCACGTCGAGCAGAACAGGTCGGAGGCCCGTAAGGAGGGCTTCAACATCCCGCAGTTCGTAGCCAACCCTGAGAGCATCCCGGTCAAGTACTGGGATGGGAGGACCTACAGGCTCACCGACGAAGGAGGTAGAGAGTGCTTGGCCTAGAAGAGGTCACATACACGTACGCGACCATCACGTGCGACTGGCCCGCATGCACTAACCGCATCAACTTCACCCCAGGTCCGCGGGATGCGCGTCGTGAACGCGCCGACATGTCCGCACTGTGCGACCTGGCATCAGATTGGGGTTGGCTGATTGATGACGGCCCTCACCCAGAGATTATCTGCCCCCACCACAATCAGAAGGAGATGAAATGACTACGTTCACCGACATTGCACAGAAGATCACGCAGGACTGTAATCGCAAGGATGAGCGCCGCCTGCACATTATTGGGCGATGGCATTCCATGCTGGGGTGGATTCGAGTTGCGATCATCGAGATCGAGGAACACCAGGAAGACAGTGAAGGGTGCGAGAGCGAGATAGCCTACTGCCTCATGGACATTGCCGCTGGGGCTGTAGCCATTCTCCAGCAGGTCGGAGTGAGCGACCCGGCGGCGGCGTTCGTTGACGAGTATGCTAAGGCGTCCGCTAAGCACCCCGGAATGACGCTCGACAGCGATAGCCATACCGACGAGTCGCGTTTCTACGCATTGGCTGAGGAGGTCGGGGAGGTTTGCGCCGCTCTCACCTACGACAACAAGGCTGACACCGGTCACAACTCAGACCTCATCAGTGAGGTCACCCAGGTTGGTGGACTCGCCATCGCCTGGCTATCGCGATTCAAGGAGATGAAATGAGCGCTGACGATAAGGACATCCAGGACCGCCTAGAGCGGATTCGGACCCGAGTGGACAACTGGGAGCGGGGCGAGGGGTATCGACCTAGCGAATTGCCCCAGGATGTGCCCGTGCATGACGTCATCTTTCTCTTAAAGCACATCGGCGACCTAGAGGTCGAGGCCCGCGATAATGGTGTGGGGGAGGATCGACATAATGCCCCCCTCGAAGAGTGTGAGAGCTCTCGCTCGCGCGAATATACCGGTAACGGCAGCGACCTGCCCCCTGGCACCATTGTAATCGACTGCCAAGGCGACTCCTGGCAACGCGGCACCACTTCCTGGATATGTGCCTATGGGCTGCAGGAGGCGCACCTCGCTAAGATATGGGGTCCGTACACCATTGCCTACACCCCCAAGGAGAAGTCATGACCGCTATACTCACGGTTACGCTACTGATCGCGTTCGCGGCGCTCGTGTACGCAGTCTATAAGGGCGGCCAGTGCGAGGTGCTCGCCATGGAGAATGCGCGACTCCTTACTTCAACTCAGAGCTGGAGGACGGCTTACGAGAACGTGAGAGATGAGAACCGAGCTGCTACCCATCTAGGCGGTATTCGTGGCGAGGACTCGTAAGAGCGCCAAGGCCGCCGGGGCGCGGTTCGAGAGAGTGGTCGCCGACTACCTCGCCGAGGAGTTGGCTGACGACAGGATCGACCGCGCCCCCAAGGCCGGGGCCAAGGATAAGGGCGACATCGCCAACGTCCGCATGGGCGACCACAAGATCGTCATCGAATGCAAGGATGTGGCACGCATGGACCTGCCGAAGTGGACGCGCGAATCCCGGGTTGAAGCTGAGAACGCGGGCGCCCTCGTCGGCATCGTTGTCCACAAGCGACACGGAGTTGCCAAGCCTGGCCAGCAATGGGCTACAATGACACTCGGAGACCTCACCAGACTCCTGAAAGGAAACCAATGAGAACCATCCCCGGCTACCTCAGTAAGAATGAGGCGGCCCACATGCTCGGCATCACCCGCCGAACACTCGACCGACACATCCAGAAGAGCAAGACACCCACCTTCCGATTCGTCGGAGACCCCACCATCTACGTCCAAGAACACGACATCAAGAAACTCCTCTCACCCATCCGAAAGGCAAACTAACCATGGCATGCGACATCACCGTCGAAGGCAACCTCGGCCAGGACCCCGAGGTCAAGTACACGCAGTCCGGACAGCAGATCACCGAGCTCCGAATCGCCGCTACCGCATCCCGCAAGACCCAGGACGGCAGTTGGGAGGACGACGGAGACCCCCTGTGGGTCACCGCCTCCTTCTGGGGTGAGCAGCACGGCCACCTCGCCGACACCCTCAAGAAGGGCGACAAGGTAACCGTGACCGGCCTCCTCATCCAGCGCGGATGGGACGGCAACGACGGCCAGCGGCGCACCAGCCTGGAAGTGAAGTTCCCCCGCTTCCGTGGAGTCATCCCCCGCCGCAGCAGCCAGCGGCAGGCATCCTTCAACGCCCCCAAGGGCGGCCAGCAGGGCGACCCCTGGGCCAACGCGGGCGCCCCCTTCTAATGTGGAACTGAAACGCAAGACGACACACCCCCGCTCCAGGGGACATGTCATCTGCGACGCCTGCTTCACCCCAATCAGGCAAGGGCTCATGTACCGGAGGGACACCTGGAAGGACGGAACCTACCACTGGTCCCTCCGGTACTGCCCAGACTGCTGGCTCGTCCTCGACGAGGTAGAAGCCACAACACACCCAACATACGGCGGCCCAGGCGCCGAACACTACGAGCAATGGGCGGCCACAAACACGGAAATCAGCAAGGCTCAGGCATGGATGATGCGCGCATGGCCCAGCTAGAAAGGCACACATGGTAGACATCAAGCTCCACGGCACCCAGTGGATCGCCCGCCTCGAATGCACCCAGTGCGGCATCACCCGCATCGAGCAGGCGCACCCGCACACCAAGCCGTGGGTGGCAGTCGAATCAACCATCAAGACCACAGCCCGCACTCTCGGTTGGAAAGTCGGGGCCGAGACCGCGACCTGCGGAGCATGCAGGAGGCAGAAGTGACCAAGACGTGGCGATACGTGGATGTGCGCTGCACCTGGAAGCCCTTCGCGCACTACCTCACATGGAAGTGGCGACGGCAAGGTTACAGGACAGCATACGTCTCAGTGAGCCCTTGCAAGGCGCTCGTTGGGGCGCTAGACTACAACCATTCCGGTGAGTGACTCCGCTGGATGTGGGATAGGTGAACGGCCCGGGGATTGACCAAGATGTCTCCCCGGGCCGTTGCCATACTCTGGACAGAAAGACAAGACACCAATGACCCCCCTTGATGAAGCAATCATCGAGAACGACCTCCTCCCCGAGGACCAGCGCCTCACCAACGTGGAACTCGCCGAGAAGTTCAATACCTCCGAAGCATCCGTCCGCCGCCACCGCGCCAAGTTGAAGCGCCGCGGCGCGCCCGACATGGGGCATGACGCATTCTTCAACGACGTGCCCGTGGACGCGATCGTGCAACGAGGCAAGACCATCCGCCTCCCCGACGGCTCCTACGAGAAGATCACCTGGAAGCCCGGAGCCGTCGAGATGGCCGAGGCGCGCAGGCTCTCATTCGAGGACCTGGAGCCCGTCTTCCGGGAGCCCCTCATCTCTAAGCCAGCTCCGATCGTCAAGGACGACGAGGACACTCTCGTAGTCTGCCTCGCGGACTTCCAGATCGGGAAGGGCGCCAGTGGTGGCGGCACGGAGGACACTATCCGCCTCGTGCGGCGCGCCATCAAGGACATCGCGGACGACATCCGCTTCCGCGACCCCTACAAGCGCATCATCCTCGCCGACGTCGGAGACTCCACGGAGGGCTTCTGGAACGTCGCCAGCCAGGCCCAGACCAACGACCTCTCCCTCACCGACCAGATCAGGACCGTGCAGCGCCTCTACGCCGAAGCCCTACATGCCCTCGCCCCCCTCTGCTCGTCCCTCTACTACGTGGCAGTCCCATCCAACCACTGCGCCGTCCGCACCGGGCCCGGCAAGAACAGTCGCGCCAACGCCCCCGATGACGACTTCGGGATCATGATCTCCAAGAACATCGAGGACATCATCGCCGGACGCCCAGGCTACGAGCACGTCACCTTCCGCCGTCCTGAGAAGTGGGAGGAGGCCGTAACCGTGGACGCGGCCGACGGCACCCGCATCGGCTTCACACACGGCCACCTGGCAGGCTCACAGTCCAAGGTGCCGGGTTGGTTCAGGGACCTCGCGTTCGGGCGCCGTAGCGGACTCTACGACGCGAGAATCCTGGTCCACGGGCACTGGCACAACTTCGCCGTGAGCCAGGCCGGAGATGCCCGCTGGATCATTTCATGCCCGTCGGCTGATCGCGGGAGCGACTGGTGGACGAACATCTCCGGCGACTCGACCCGGCCGGCTATCCTCACCTTCGAGGCCCAAGGCGGCAATGCATTCGCGTGGGAGCTCTACTCCTAACCACAGAGAGGAATACATCATGCCCAACTCATTCTACGGAGACCCGCAAGACTCTCCCAACTCCGAAGCGCAAGACACTATCGGCCTCCTCATAGGCCGGTACATCACCAACATCGAGACCGGAACGTTTGTAACGAAGAGGTGGATGGAGGACTGCGAGAAACCCCAGGCACTCATCACCCTCGACGATGGCACGCAGCTCCTGGCTGTAGGCTCCGCAGGCGGCTGCACGTGCGGCCAGGGGGACTTCTATTTCACTAAGGCGTTCTACCAAGGGTCACCCTCGGCCCGCATCATGAACGTCAAGGTAGAGATGGAAGGAGAGCCTGGGTATGACGGCGACATCTCCGCCACATGCTTCAAGGTGTTCGTGATCGTTGACGACGAGAAGCTTCCCCTCCTTGAGTTTGAGGGCTACGAGGGTGAAGGCTACTATGGTCGCGGATTCTGGCTCTACACCTACCCGCTGGAGAAGTAGCGGCCCCGCAAGGCCCACGCATGTAACAGACCTGAAACAAGGGGCACCTCGGGAAGGAGGCGATCATGGGATGGTATTGGGATGCCACCATCGGCAAGGCGCTGAGTGGCTGGCGATGGAAGCTGCACCACCTCTGGTGAGATAGCACAAGGCCCCCGCTTGTAATCGACGTGATACAAGCGGGGGCCTTGTTCTACCCTCAGGCGACCTTGCGGATCACGAGGTCGTGGACGTAGAGAGTCGGGATCGGCGCCTCCAACCAAACACCCCAGGTGTCACCGACATTCGGGTCCACCTTCTTGGGCTCAATGTCGAGCTCAAGCACCTGATGCTCGCCCTTAACGACCTCCAGGATTGCGATCTTCGCGCCCTGGTCAGCCTGGGCCGGGTGCCCCTCCTCCTGGAAGCGGCGCACCGTGTACAGGTTCGCCTGCCCCGTCTCCTCGCCAAAGTTCCCGCCCGGGAACGAGTAGCGGAGGGTCATGTGCCACTTCCCGGCCGAGGGGCGCAGCTGCTCGAGCCCAGTGGAGAGAATCTGGTGCTGGAAGTCCAGACGGACACCATCCCCGGTCTCGGCGGCGTTGATCTTCGGCCACTCGCCGATCGGCGGGAACAGGTCATCCGCATGGGAGATAGCCCGCTCCGTGCGCACAATGA